GAATTGTGAAAGCAAACACTTTAGCCGTGTTTGGTCCACTAGATGTTATTGCTAAAGGTCCACTAGCAACTGTTGGGGTTCCGAACCCTGCGGCGGGACCAGTTGGTCCTGTACCACCATCAGTCCCGTCTGCGCCCGCAGGTCCAATCGGTCCTGTTGGTCCAGTCGGTCCAGTAGGTCCTGTTGGTCCATCTGCTCCTTGAGGTCCTGTTGCTCCCGGTGGAATAGTAAAGGCAAAAACCTTTGCTGTATTAGGTCCACTACTACTTATAGCAAGAGGACCGGAACTGACTGTTGGAGTACCAAAACCTGCTGCTGCCCCATCATTACCATCACTTCCGGGCGGCCCTGTTGGTCCTGTTGCTCCCGGTGGAATTGTGAATGCGAATACTTTGGCTGTGTTAGGTCCGCTACTAGATATAGCCAAAGGACCGGATGCAACAGTTGGAGTTCCAAACCCTGCTGCTGCTCCATCACTTCCGTCGCTGCCATCAGAACCCGGTGGCCCTGCGGCCCCCTGTGGTATCGAGAATGCAAATACTTTGGACGTATCGGGACCGGACGCTGTTACACCTATTGGTCCTGTTGACGCTGTTGGAGTACCAAACCCTGCTGCCGGACCAGTAGGACCAGTAGCCCCAGTGGCTCCAGTTGCTCCCTGTGGTATTGAGAAAGCGAAAACTTTGGCGGTATTTGGCCCACTAGAAGAAACTCCTATCGGCCCTGTTGTAGCAGTAGGCGTACCGAAACCTGCTGCGGGTCCAGTCGGACCTGTGGCTCCATCATTACCATCTGCACCATCACTACCTGCGGCTCCTTGAGGAATTGAAAAAGCAAACACTTTTGCTGTATTTGGACCACTTGCAGTAACGCCTATTGGTCCGGTAGTAGCAGTAGGAGTTCCAAACCCTGCGGCTGCTCCAGTAGGTCCAGTTGCACCATCACTACCATCACTTCCGGGTGGGCCAGTAGGTCCAGTTCCGCCGGGCGGTCCGGTAGGACCAGTAGCACCTGTTGGGCCTGTATCTCCTTGAGCCGCTAAGATGTTCCAGTAAGAAGTATTAGTTGGTAATATAGAACCGGATGAAGTGTGTGCTTGAATACAAATATAAGAAGATTCATCGGTTGAATAATACACGGCATCATCGACTGCATAAGCAGTTGAAGTAGCCCATGTTCCTTTCCATACTAGACCTTCGGGTCCTGTGCTTCCCGCCGGACCTGTTGGGCCTGTTTCTCCCTGTACGCCTTGTATTCCTTGAATGCCCTGTGGCCCCGTAGGACCAGTAGGCCCCGTTGCCCCATCACTACCATCTGCTCCCGCAGGTCCGGTAGGGCCGGTCGGCCCAGTTGCTCCCGCAGGGATTGAGAAGGCAAACACTTTAGCAGTATCGGGTCCCGACGCAGTAATTCCAATAGGTCCAGTACTGGCTGTTGGTGTACCAAAACCTGCGGCTGCTCCTGTTGGACCCGTCGCTCCGTCATTTCCATCACTGCCCGGTGGTCCTGTTGGGCCTGTGCCACCAGTCGCTCCGTCGCTACCATCGTTGCCCGGTGGGCCTGTTGGACCTGTTGGTCCAGTAGCCCCTGCGGGAATACTAAATGCAAAGACTTTAGCGGTGTTTGGACCGCTTGCTGTAATGCCTATCGGACCAGTAATTGCTGTCGGTGAACCGAACCCTGCGGCTGCACCATCTGCACCGTCAGCACCGTCGCTGCCTGAAGGTCCAGTAGCCCCTGTCGGACCTGTACTTCCAATTGGACCATCAGGTCCAGTTAATCCAGTAGGACCAGTAGGTCCGGTTGCTCCTTGAGGTCCGGTAGGACCTGTTGCACCGTCAGACCCATCAGCACCGGAAGGACCTGTCGGTCCTGTTGCACCTTGTGGAATACTAAAAGCAAAAACCTTTGATGTGTCAGGACCGGAAGCGGAAACACCAATAGGACCTGTACTGGCAGTAGGTGTGCCGAATCCGGCTGCTGTACCCGTAGGCCCGGTAGGACCAGTTGAGCCATCTAAACCGTCAGAACCACTAGGGCCAGTTGCACCTGTGGGTCCGGTTGGACCCGTAGGACCATCTGCGCCTGTCGGTCCGGTGGGGCCTGTTGCGCCTTGAGGAATTGAAAATGCAAAAATCTTGGCTGTGTCAGGCCCCGATGATGTTACACCTATTGGGCCTGTGCTTGCTGTGGGTGTTCCGAAACCTGCTGCTGCTCCATCAGAGCCGTCGCTACCTGCCGGTCCCGTAGGTCCGGCTACTGTTGAATCTGCTCCTGTCGGTCCCGTTGGACCTGTGGGTCCAGTTGGACCTGTTGCTCCTTGAGGAATAGTAAAAGCGAATATCTTTGCTGTGTCCGGTCCACTAGATGTAACACCGATAGGTCCTGTTGCTGCCGTAGGTGTTCCAAATCCTGCTGCTACACCATTAGGTCCGGTAGGGCCTATCGGTCCTGTTGGTCCTGTGGCCCCATCGGAACCATCCGAACCTGCTGCACCAGTAGGGCCAGTTGGTCCAGTAGGTCCGGCTGCACCAGTTGGTCCAATAGGACCAGTAGGGCCTGTGGAGCCATCTAAACCATCTGCACCGGCAGAACCAGTTGGGCCTGTGGGTCCAGTAGGACCTTCTGCACCAGTAGGACCTTGAAGTCCAGTCGGACCAGTTGGACCAGTTGGACCTGTGGGACCAGTTGGGCCGGTAGGTCCTGTTGCACCAGTATCTCCTTTGGCTGAAAGAACAGCCCAATAAGAAACATTAGGTGGCTCTTGGTTTGAGTGCGCTGCTGTGGCTATGTAAGAGTTACCGTTGTGTGTAACTGCGTCATCAATAGAATAAGTAGTGCTTGAGTTCCAAGCGCCTTCAAAGACTAAACCTTCAGGTCCTACCGCACCTGCCGGTCCAGTTGGGCCAGTAGCACCTGTGGGTCCTGTGGGTCCTGTTGGACCAGTTGCACCATCAGCACCGTCGGAACCGGCAGGTCCCGTAGGTCCTGTTGCGCCGGTAGGGCCAGTAGTCCCTGTCGGTCCAGTTGGGCCGGCAATTCCTTGAGGTCCGGTTGGACCAGTAGTTCCGGTTGCGCCTGTGGGACCAGTTGCTCCTGTGGCTCCCGTAGGTCCCGTTGGGCCTGTGGGTCCGGTGGGTCCAGTAACACCTACGGATGTAATTACCATCCATACATCTGTTGCTGTTTTTTTAACCACCGATTTAGTATATTGAGAAAGAGTAGCAGCACCATTAAGTGTAACGCCAGTATCGCCACTAATTGTTACTGTACCACTACCTATATTTAGTACGTGTATTTCAGTTAAGTCAACTAAAAAAGGAACATTAGCGTTAGTAGGTATGGTAAGTGTTGTACCACTACTGCTATTAAAAACAATTAATCTACCTTCGTCTTTACGAAGTAAAGTATAATTACTAGTTTTGTTTACGGTAGGTCTTACATCAACAGCCATACCACCAACAGTAGACCCATCACCATAAAACAAATACCCTGCATCAGCATCCTTATACAAATGTTGAGTATGAGGGGTTACTGCTAGTCTTTCACTTTCAGTAGTTAGAAATACATTTTTGTTATCAGTTACTTTTTCTGCCATGCTATACGCCCCCTGTTATTATTCAGTCTCAAGTCATCCATAAAGGTTTGCTAGGAAGATTACTATAAGCCTCATCAGGTGTATCGTAGTTTTGCGGTAAATCTAACAAAGCAGTACGATAATTTCTTAAATCTGTTTTTTGGGAATCCGTTAGATTTTCCCATCTTATAGCAAGTTGGTAGTAATCCATTTCCTTTAACAAACCGTCTCTAAAACCTCTTAACTCGTCCCATTCCATTTAATCACCCATTATTAAACTTTACCCAAAGAATTGCTTGACCGTTATTAAAATTAGTAGTACCGCTTTCTCTTCTTACTTGTATAATATCACCGGCATTGAAATCGAAATCTACATCCGCGCCTGTTCTAGTAAGTGTATATTGGAAACCATTAGTGTTTACTAAATCGCTAGGAGTGAAGGTAAAGTCTTTTGTTGTAGCACCACCGTTTTTTCTTATCCTAATAGTATTCGTTGCTGTGCCTGTGATTGCTCCACCGGCGAATAAGAATGTTGCTGCTGCTACTCTACCACCAAAAGGCATTGGATAACCATTAGGATTAGCAGTAGAACTTTGAACTGTTGGAACTCTAAAATCGACGGCACTTGTACCTATTGATGACCTTTCAAAGAAACAAGGATGAAGTGCGGTATTTGGGGTATCGTTTGTTCGACCTATGTTACTTATAGTTACCTTAACATTACCACCACTAATACTTGCTATATTTCCTACATTTTGTATTAAGTGATTTGAGTATATCGGTTTAGTTATTGTTAATTTGCCCGGATTAGTAGCACTTACATATAATATTTTTCCTATATCAGCAGGGTCGGATAAAGTATCATCTATTTGTGAAGAACTAATAGTAATTATACCATTTACTGCGGTATATCCCGTATTATTATCACCAATTTGTTCCATAACAAGACCTATCGCGGGCATTTTTGATGCAGTATCACCACAAGCCAAAGCGACTAATGGTGTATTGCCGTTATCATCAACATAAACTGCCGCACCTTTAGGTATAGTGCTACCCGTTTCATTTTTTACTTGGATAACAATGTGTGATTTAATTTTCTCAACTTCAATGAACTTTTCTGTTGGGTCGTATGTAAAGTCTGTATCTAAACCTACTTGGTCCATACCGTCGCCATAAAGAATTGCATTTTTCTCTAGGGTTTGTCTACCTGTACCACCATGAAATACTGGCGTGTTACTAAAAGCACCTATGGTTTCATAAACGCCATCTGCTATTTGCCTAAAGTTCCAATCGCCCCTAATGGTAGGTCTTTTTACACATTTTATAGATGCGGCTTTGTTATCAGTACCAACTTCACCATAAATCCTCCCACCATCTTTTATGACTAACTCATTACATTCTAATGTAAGGCCCGCAGGTATTTTCCAATAATTATCTATAACATCGTTTGTTTCTATTTGTAGTTTGTTATATTGAGCGTAAAAGTTTTTTGTTGTAGTATTACCAAAGTTTGTAGAGCCAGTAACAGGAAAATTAAGTGCGCCATAAGAAGATGTTTTAAGCGTCTTAAATCTAGCGGTAGTATGTCCGAACCTAAAGTATTCTCCGATAGCCGTCAAAGTACCTTCAAACAAAAACTCTTTGGTATAATCGTAGATGTCGTAGTCAGAAGAAGTAACATCATCACCATTAAAGTTTAACATATCAACAGAACCGTAATTGTTGAAGTCTGTTCTTGATACATCTGAATATATTTTTTTGGCTTTCATTTCTCCTGTATAAGTAATATTAGGATATGCGCCATCTACCATAGAGAAAGTTTGCGAACCAAAATTAAAGGTAAAAGTATCTCTTCCGGCATTCCAAACACTTGTATCTACCGTAAAATTAACCAATGCTTTAGTGTATGGCGCACCTGCGCCGTCATAAGTATCTACGGATGGTGCGCCTAAGAATGTAAATGTAGTTGTGCCTGCACCCCTAAATGTATTTTCTTTATGTACTAACAAAGCCCCATCTAATCTAACATCTAAAGTATTACTAAATGATATAATACCTGTGTAGGTAGATGCTATTGTTATATCGTGATATTGTTGTGAACTACTAATAGTTAATGCACTTATTGTACAGTCGTTACCAAGAGCGCCATCAGATGTACCGTCAAAAACAATACTGTCTCCATCTCCGGGCGCTACACCACCTACCCAATTGGCATCGTCTGTAAAAACACCACCGGCCTCGCTTCCATCCCATGTTATTGTACTACCCACCTTATCTCACCTCTATTGCGAAGAGAGAGAACCGGACAACTCGCCACTTTTTGTACCGCTTGTTTTTGCGGCTGTGGCCTTTGTATAAAATGCTGTGCCGCCCTTCTCTTCTATTGCACTTAATAGCGACTTCGCTTGCCTTTCAAATGAGGCTAACTGTTGATTATAACGAATATCTGCTGTACCCTGTTCTTTTTCGGGAACAACAGAAGGTATGGTATCTATAAGTACTCTCAAACAATCAACACATACCATAAACTTAATTGCACCTTCTATGTGTGCAGTAAGTGGTGCATTTGTAGAGTTTACACCTACATAATTTGCTTTACGTACTTTCTTTTGTACTTCGGGAATACGTATGTTAAGATACTCGACAATAGTAGCCCCGTTCAAACCTCTTGGTCTGTTAAGTAAGTCTCTTATTTGTCTTGCAGATATATTAGTGTCGAGTACGGTTGCTTCTTCGTCTACTACTA